CCGCTTTCTGGGCGGCATCTCGCTGGGCTTTCTGCTGTTCGCGAAGTTCTGCCAGTCCGGTGCGACGCTCTTCTTCCTGGTTAACATCCTCCCGAAGTTGTGCGATGACCTTGGCGAGCGCTGAATCCCAGGCTCCCTTTTCCCATTTGCTGTCGTTGAACGTGTACCGTTCATAGTACCAATAGGTGGTGTTGACGATTTCGCGGATGGGCTTGCCATCGGCCAGAATGTGGATGCGAACACTGCATCCGGTATCGTGGTTGCGCGCCTCAATACGGAATTGCTCGCGGTCGATGAAATCCTGGCGGTCAGCAAAGTAATTGACGGCACTGCGAAAAACAGCGCCATCGCTACCGGCGGTGAACATAGGGGAAGGCATAGTATTTTGGGTTGGTTCAGGGTTGTCCGAAGATGAAAAGGGCGGCGAAATACAGGATGTGGAAAATCATGATCGCGCAGGCGATGGGTAAGAAGAGTCTCATGCCTCGAACTGGCTGGGGGTGATGTCGCAGAGCTTGAGCCCATCGGCTTCCATCTGGCGGGCCGCCTGCGGGCAGTGCATTTCCTTCGCGGCATCGTAAAGGACATCCATGCCGCCCATGAAATCCGCGAAGTCCTCCAGGATTGAACGGGTGGTTTCGGACTTTACCCACTCCTGCTGCGAATTGCTCCAGCGGAGAAAGCGAACATCCTGGATGTCGGCGGTTTTCGTCTGATTGATGTTGCCGGAGAACTCGATTTCCACAACGGCATTGGATGGCCCACACGGACCTTTATTGCCGAAGCTGAATGTGGATTTAAACGGCGAGACGTAGGTATGTTTCATTTGGTTGTTTGGGCTGAATTGTTTCCGAATTCGCCCTCACTTTACCTTTTTGTCACTTTCTGTCAACCTTTTTATGCGATAAGCGCTTGACGCATGAAATAAATTCTGGGTAGTGTTGCGCATGCCCGAAGACCAACCCCACAAACCGCTGCGCGCCGCCCAAAGCCTGGGCCGTAGAGGCAAGGGCGTGCCGCGCCATCTAAGCGAAGAAGCCAGGCAGCAGAAGGCTGAGTTGGCGCGCGGGCTGTCGGCCAGGCTCGCCAAGGAAGGCAAGCACCCGAAGCAGACTCTCGCGAAGATGAAAGCGAACTCCAAAACCGAAAGAACCGAACCGAAATGAATAAGCCGATTGACGCAGATGTTCGCCACGCCATTGAGGGCGAAAGGGCATACCAAGCCATGAAGTGGGGCGAAACCACTCACAGCGTAGCTGAATGGCTGCTGATCATCGAAAAGCTATGCAATGACGCGCGCCATGCGTGGGTCACAAAAGAGGGCGACATGGAGGCGCTTCATGAGGTCCGGCAGATTGCTGCTACCGCCGTGGCCTGCCTTGAGGATTGCGGTGCCCCGCTCCGCCCACTGTAATTTTTCATCTCCAAACCCGAAAGTACCACCAAACCGAACACATGAGCACTCCCCTGAATCGAATCGAAAACCGCAATCTCCCCGTGAAACTCACGGACAAAGAGCATCTCGAATACGGCAAGAGCCTAGGCGAAGCCTGCGAGAAGCTCAACGCAGCGGAGGCCGCGAAGAAAAGCGCAGTAGCCAGCCATGGTGCCACCGTCGCCGCCTGCGAGGCCAACGTCGATATGATCACCTGCATTGTCAGGACTGGTGAGGTCCACAAGGATGTGAAATGCGTCTGGGACATGAACCACCCGCGCGCCGGCAGAAAGACGCTGTTCAGGACCGACTTGAACGAAGCGATCGACGAACGCGAGATGACGAGCGACGATCATCAGGTCAAAATGGATGCGGTGGACGACGAAGCTGCCCGCGAAAGCCAGCGTGTGCGTAGTGCCGGTGGGGACATCATCGTGGACATGCGGCCCGTTGCCCTGGAGGCTCCGCGTGAAGCCCTGGGCGACGGCAGCGGCTCCAGCAGCGCCCCGGATGGCTCCGGACCCTCGGGAGCGCCTTCGGACGCGCCCAGCAAGGCCAAACGCGGGCCGTACAAGCCGCGCAAGCCGAAGGGCCAGGTGGTGGATGCTGACGGCAACAGCGGTCTGACCGACGCCAATCAGGAGCGCAAGGCTCCAAGCGTCGATGGGCTGGTACACTCCGAAGGTGAAGACGTGATGAACCACGAGGAGCCTGAGCACGTTGACGAGCCGCCTGCCACGAATCCCGACGAGAACCCGGTCACCCTGTAAGCCATGATCCACATCCCCTTTTCCTCGCCTTAATGAGGGAAAGGGGTGCTCCCAATCTAGTAGTGTTTCCGATAGCCCGAACCCAACCAAACCATGAAATTCAGGACAGAAAAGACGATAGAGGTAGACGAGTGGGATAAGCTCGTCACCCAAACCTACGGCAGGCCATACCACTTCCAGCAGCAAGGAGGGTGCAGAGATCGTGGATCATTTCGCCTTTCCGTGCCCAGTGAAGTTGATGAAGAAATGCCGGATACCGTGCCGGAGATTGTCAACCACGATGAAATGGGAGTGAATTTTGCCGCTTGGCTCGCAAGAGATCCAAAGCAGGTTCTTCAGGGGGATGACGATGCCTCGCGCACTGAACAATGGTGCATCGACTTGTGGTGGACCCGGAACTTCTACCCGCCGCTCCAAGCCGTTGCCAACGACCTGCATGCGAAAGGCTTGTTGGAAGCGGGTGACTACGTGATCGACATTGATTGGTAACCGCAACACCCACCAACCCGCACAACCACACGCCATGAACTCCCCTACGCCCAATTCACCCCAGAGCGCACAGTACATCCTCCATCACGCTCCCGCGCTGGCCGGTGACGTGCTCAACGGCATTGGAATGCCTGTCGAGTGCATTGGAAGGGCCGCCTGTGAAATCATCGGCAGCATCTACGACCACGCCACCGCCGGGCTGCTCGCCTCGATGATGGACCAGCCGCCCAATCCCTCGCCCGTCTCGCCCTTCGTGGTCAGCGGCTCGCTCAAGCAGATCCTGGAGCACATCAAGGGCAAGCTGGCGCAGGAGGAAGCCGACCCCGCTTGCGATTGCGAGATGTGCCAGCTTCGCAGGTCGCTCCAGGCCGCGCAGTCACCCGGCGCTACACCACCGAAAGCCCACGGCGGGAATTGAGCTATGAGAGTCCTCACCTTCCAGCCGCGCTTTCACGATGCCATTCGCCGCGGCACCAAACGCTCCACGATCCGCGCGAAAGCACGGTGCAAGCCCGGCGACGTGCTCAGCCTGCGCCGCTGGCTCGATAAGCCGTACAGGAGCAAGCAGGAGGAGCTTTTGAAAGTGACTTGCACAGGCGTTCGTGGAATCGTCATCTGGGAGTACTACGGTAAGCTGGAAGCGCGAACCGATTATCGGTACTATCCGTTCAGCCGCGACGAATTAGCATTGTTTGCCACCTCCGAGGGGTTCACCGATGCTGCCGACATGCAAAAGTGGTTCGATGACAACCATGGGCTCAAACAGCCTTTTGTCGGCGAACTCATCACCTGGACAGCAGAATGATCAATTTCTTCGCCTTCTATCTGCCCATGATCATCTCCTGGGTTCTGACGCTCTACAACCTCAAGCAGTTGCTCGTGCTGAGGAAGTGCCGCGAACTCGCCTCGGCCAAACTTCATAAAAACGACATGCTCTGGCAGATTGGTCACAAGTTCATCGTCTCGGGACTGCCGCTCACGGAGCACGAAGCAGAGCAATTTGCCGCCCTTTTGGAGGAAATGGAGACCAAAAACCCACTATAACGCACCGGTCACGCGTGATGTTATTCACATAACGCACTGATAACGCGTGATGTTCGCCGCATAACGGTGCTGTCACGCGTGATGCTGATTTCAACCCGCAAAAACCATGGAAAACCAAGCACTCGACAACCAGCGCGCCGCCCTCGCTCACGCCCGCAGGCTCATCATCGCCCGCTACGAGCAGATTCAGGAATGGCTCAGGCAGGACGGCGTGCCCGAGGATACCATTGCGAACTGGAGCGGCATGGTTGAAGGCCTCATGCAAGCCCGGCGCATCATCGGCGGCATGTGGGATTCGCTGCCTGTGCCAGTCCAGCCAGCGCTTGACTCCCTAGCACCCCAGACCCCATAATCACCCATGCCCCAGGCAAAGCCAAAAACCAAGGCAGTGAAGACGCGCCGAGCCAAGCCGAAGAAAGTGGCCTGCCCCAAGGTGCTCGTCCATCCAGAGGAGATGTTTTGCCGTCTGGTGGCTACAGGCTCCTCTGCAACGGACGCCTATCGTGAGGCGTTCCCGAATTGGAGTTCCATTGATCAAACCGTGTGGCCCAGGGCAAGCAAGCTCAGAGACAAGTTTGGGACAAGGATTGAGGAATTGAAGGCTGAATTGAAGAAACAGACCGTCCAGCCGTGGATTGCCGATTCGGTAGAACTGCTGCAATTCCACACTCGCAACATCAGGACTCCGCTCGCTGAAGTGCCAGAAGACAGCGATTTGATTCAGGAAATCACTCGCACCTACGAGGGCGGCCAGCGCGGAAAGCTGAAGCGTGGGCCGGCTGATGAAGGCAACGAAATCATTGCACCCGTGAAAGTGACTGAAAAGGTCAAGTTGGTATCGAAAATGGACAGCGCCCGCGAAATTGCTAAGATCAACGGTCACTACGCCAAGCAGGAAATTGAAGTGAGCGTATTCGAGACGCCTGAGGCAATTCTGGAGCGCGCCAAAGCTAGGGGGCTGATGGGAGGCATGAAATCACGTGGCTGAAATATCCGACGCTGAATTGGACGTGCGCGCCCGCTGCCGCACCAGCTTCCCGTTCTGGTTCCAGAATTGCGTCAAAATTCCGGTCAAAGACAAGTCGGGCGAAGAGCTCGGGCTGTCCTACATCAAAATGAACGCCCTCCAGCGGCGAATTGAGGAGGCTCTGGAGCAGCAGCAGGCAGACAACGCGCCCATGCGCACCATCACCGGCAAGGTCCGGCAGAACGGCAGCAGCCGCTATCACATGTGCCGCGCCTACTGGATGGGACGCAACCTCCCGCGCTCGATCGCCGTGATTGCCGATGACAAGCTGACCACGCCGAAGATGCTGGCCATGTGGGAAAAGGCCTGGATGTACGACCACATGACAACCGAGCGCTGGGGTAATTCGGCATCGGTGACGGGATTCCCGCGCAAATTCAGCCACGGCACCGAATTGAGTGAGGAAACCGCCAACGATCCGCGCGCCGGGCAGGGTGGAACCCTCGACATCCTGATTTCGACCGAGACAGCTCACTATAAGAGCAAGGGCGAATCCAACGGCGAGGCGGTCTTCCAGTCCATCGCATCAACCGTTGCCGACCTCCCGCATACCTGGATGGCCCTGGAGAGCACGGCGAACGGTCAGCAGGGCGTCTACTATGCCACGTACCAGCAGAGCGCCAGCCTGGCGGAGTGGCGCAACGGGATGAGAAAGAACGGCTTCATCCGCTCTTTTGCCGCCTGGTGGGAGGCCGATGACTACGTTGATGTCATCACGCCCCGGCAGGCGGGCGAAATCATGGACAGCCTCAACGAGGAGGAAATTCGCCTCATAAGCAAGTTCGGGCCCCAGAACATCACTCCCCCGCGGCTGGCCTGGCGCCGGCGTATCCTCGCATCACCCAAAATCTCCAACGACGTGCAAAAATTCAATCAAGAGTACCCGTGTGACGAGAAGACGATGTTCATCTCGACCGGTTCCCAGGTGTTCGACGAGGAGGGGCTGGAATACCTGGAGAGTCTCACAGACAAGAACCTGCCCAAATTCGGATTGCTGGCCAACAAGGTGTTCACCGCTACGGATGTTGCCAGCGGCTGGTGCCGGATCTGGGAGCACCCGCGGGAGGGCGCGCGCTACGTCATGTCCTGCGACTTCATGGAGGGCGAGAACGCCGACGGCACACGCGACCCCGACTGTCACAGCGTGAGCGTCTGGCGCGACCGCTACATGGACGACACCGGCAAGGAGCACAACGTAGCCAAGGTGGCGGCCATCAAAATCGAATGCCGGGTGAACATGGACGTGCTGGTGCGCTGGATTGCCGAGTTGTACCACTATTACGGCGACTGCCTTGTCTGTCCGGAGGTGAGCGGTGCCATGGGGATTATCGCGTTGCTGCTGTCCGTGGGCGTGAGCAACATCGTGGCCCGCGAGGTGCCGAAGGAGCAGCGTCGCATCGGCGAGGGCAAACTACTGCGCAAGCGCGGGTGGATCACCAACGAGGGTTCGCGTGAGATGATCATCGCCAATTTGCAGCGGATGATTCGCGAGCAATTGCTGGACTCATGGTGCCCCAGGTTCCTTGCGGAGCTCAAGCAGTTTGTGACGAAGACCAACGGACGCAAGGAGGCCGCTCCGGGCAATCACGATGACACAGTGATGGAGGCGGCGATCGGCATATACCATCTGCCGGCCGCCACGCGATACACGGAGTTTGTGCCGGTGGTCCAGCGCCACCACCTGGACCATCAGCCCGAGAATACGCCGCAGTGGGGTCAGCCGCTTGATCCTGGGCTGGGGGTGGCTGGTTAAGACATCGCGAAATGCTCCGGCGTCGGCACCGGAATGATTTCAAACGCGCCATAGGTGATCGTGTTCTTCTTTGGTAGATTCGGGTCCTCGCGCATGGGTATGCCGCTGTGCATGATGGCAAAGCGCAGGTTGTCGAATCCAGCGAACCCCAGGTAAAGGTATTTCGGGGTGATGCCGCGCATCATCAATTCGCATTGGAGTTTCCGCGTCTGCTTGTCGAAGGCAGTAAGGAAGTCCTGGGATCGCCGCTGGTCGTAGTCGGCGAAGGGGTGGAGTTTGGGTGTATCGTTCATATCTTAAATCCGAACCACGAAGGAAACCCTTGGCCCTCCTTCTCGCCAGTCACTGAGAATTGCATCCCCACGTCTGCCGAGAACCTGTCCACCATGTCCATGTTACCCTGCCACTTCGGGTGATAGTCGTGGCCCGCAACCAACGCCCCGCTCTTGAGCTTTGGCCACCAGTCGTAAAGGGTCTTCCCGTCGTTTTGAAAGGTGTGGGCGTAACCGTCAAAGAAAACGCCATCCAGGCTCCCGTCCTCAAACAGCGGCAGCGCCTCGTCAAACGTCATGCGCAGCGGCACGCACGCGCCTTCCCCGGCCATCGCCAGCCGCAGCGCCGCCTCCTTGTACTCCCGCAGGTCGTGATGGTCGCTCCACCGGTCAACACTCCACAGCAGATGGCACTGCCCGCGCTGGATGATCTCGCGGGAGAACGCTCCGGAGGCTACTCCGAGCTCCACGCACTGGCCGCGGAACAGGGCTGCTAATTCGGATCGGCTGGACAACTGCGGGAGTGGGCTCATGAGGTGGTGGTGTCTGGCGTTGGGCTTGTTCGCGCCATCCAAGGCGGATGTAGCGGTAAAGCTCGTTGTGCGGGTGCTCCCGGCAAAGCTGGTGCCAGTGCTGGAATTGGCGGGCGGCGAAGGTCATTTAGGCTAGTCTGAATCCGTGGTATCCACAGCTTGGGCAGTTGATCGCTTTTTGTGGCGGGTTGCTGGCCAGCACCATCATGGGATTGCTGTCCTGCAACTCCTTTCCGCAATCTGGGCACGCTATGCCGTTGGGTGTCGGCTCATTGCTTTGGTTCATGATCCTTGGCCTGCGTGCGTTGTGTTCGTCGAGCGTGATCATAATTCATTTATCCTTTGGGCCCATGGCGATGAACGCCGATTGAAATGGCTGCTGGGTGTCGATGGCGGCGAGCTGCTGCCAGGGGAACACGGGCGGGTCTGGCTTCTCAACGCAGTGGTTGCGGATGCCGATGGCGATCTTCACCAGCTTGGCCATGCGAATCAATTCGTCCCCGCGCATGATGCTGCCTTTGTCGAATTTGAACTGGGCGGCCGCCAGCCTGAATATCTTGTGGCACAAGTCAACCGACTCCAGGGCTGCCGTTGGCTCCCCCAGAGCGCACTGCCGGGCCGCGCGCAGCACACACGCCCGCATGATGTTCACCGCATTCTGCGGCAGCGCCTTAACCGCGCTCTCGTTGATGATCTCCACGCAGAGCTTCGCGCCCAGGTCCTTGCCGCCACGGCGCAGGATCGTGATATAGGCCAGCGCCATGGTGATGCTGCCCACCCATCGCGTCTGGTGCATGGCGGTTTCCCTGCCGGTGGTGCGCGCGTGGTCTTTGGCCCATTGGATGGCCTCGAATGCCTGCGGCTCCATGTCTGCGGGCAGCAGGCCGTCCAGGCAGCGATAGGCGAGGTGCGAGGCGCTTTTGCCGATGGCCTCCAGGGTGTAGCAGTCAGACCCGCTCTTGGCTGACTCAATCACGTCGAAGCAGTGAGTGATCTTCTCGGCATCCCATACAGTAGGATCAGCCAGCCAGTCGCCGAGTTTGCCGGTGATGCGGTTCATTGTATCAGCAGGCATGTGGTTACTTTCTTGATCGCATCAGCATACGATGGCGAGTCCTCGAACATCATCACGATGTTGTGAAGCTGGCAGTACGACGCCTTGTTCTGCGGGTGCGGGGCAATCACGATGTGCAGATGATGATACTTTCCTGCCACTCCGCACGCGGCAAGCTGCTTGTGTCTGGCGGTGTAGTGTCCCTGCGTTATCGCGGGGTCCATGGTGCCGGTGAGCACATGCACCTGATGGCCGCAACGCATCAGCGATTCCATGATGGCCCCGAATGCCTTCGGGCTGTGCGTGATCGTGCCGTCGATGTCGAATCCGAAGTTCATATCTCGTTCGGCATCACCGCATGAATTTGTTCCAGGGCGTACTTTGCCGTGCCCCGCTGCTCATCCACCTTTGGAATCCCGCGCGCCCATCCACGCGAACCGTTGCCGAGCACGCAAGGCTTGAAGCTGTTGATCGACAGGGTGACGCGCGCCAGCACGATGCGCATTTTGAAGCCCAGGCTGGTGCCGTGGTGCCAGTCGGGGATGGGCACGCGCAGGAGGCTGGCGGCAAGGCGGAGCAGGAGGTAGGCGAGGGCGGTTCTCATTTGGGTTGTTCGGGTGTTGGCGGCCAATCAATACTTGTATCTGGCGGCGTCTCGCCCGCCAGAACACGACGGATGTCACGCGGGAGGCAATCTGTTGGGCTCCATGAACTGTACCTAGCCATGTCATCCCACCGCGCCGCCAGCCGTTCCAGATTCGCCCGAAGTGTAAGCAGGTCCTTGCATATCTGTGCCGCGCGTTGTGGCACCACTCCGCCATAGGGCGGCCCGTCCGGGTAGCCGTCCACAAATCCCAGCATGCGGGTCGTAGCGGTGAACTGCTTCAGGGTATCGGCAAGGGCGAGATTGGCCTGCGATAGTTCGCGCTCAAGCTGGCGGCAATCATCTATCTGAACGATCTGTTTGCCATCAGTGGAAGAGTAGTCGCCATCCTTGTAATATGCTCCAGCTCTCGCGAATGCATCGCTGCGTGGTGTATCACTCATGCTTTGCCCATTCCTCCAGGTTCGTTGTTGCCTCTGCCAGCGCCTCGCTCAGCCAGCCTTGCGTTTTCGCGTAGTGGGCCGGGCTGTAGAGGCTTGACCCTGTGAGGGTCCTCAAGTGCCTAGCGAGCGGGTGAATAGTCTGCTCGAAATTGGCCTCCTCGCCAAGAATCAGAGGTTTGATGCCGAATTCACCCAGCACCAGCGACAGGCATGTCTCTGTGTCCAGCGCATTGCCCAGCCTGCCGCGCTGATCATGTTCCGCCCCCATCATCTCCGCAGCCCGCCGCAAGTTCCACGTCGCCCCAATGCGCCGCATGGTGGGCATGTGGAAGCAGGCGAGCGAGTGGGCCACAGTCGTCGTCCACAACGGATGGTCCCGTGGAGTCATCCTGAAGCCCACGGCTGGCGATGATTTGCAGGTCATCTCCAGAAGCTGCTCCAGGCTCGTGCGCTGGCGGAGGAACACATCATCGTGCGTGAGGATGATCTTCTCCGTGCGGCACATGGCAAACGCGAGGTCACAAGCCACGGCCACGGGGTCGGACGGGTGGCGATTGCCGCTGAACCGCAGGCTGTGCAGCTCAAGATCAGGCGCCCGCATCGCCTCCAGCCGCTCCAGGTTCTCGGGCCGGCTGCCGGTGTCAGTGATCACGATGTAGGGTCTGACGGACTGCGCGCGCAGCAGGGCGATTACCACCTCCAGATGAACGCCGGGGTCCAACACAGCCAAATGACATTCGCAGGCGAAATCCCACGGCTTAATTCCAGCCGCGCCCTCCCACGCCTTGGCGGTCGGAATGCCACGCACTGGAGCCCACTCAGTAAAAAGCTGAGCCTTGGGTGCGGCATCCGCTGAGACCTCCGCTCCGCCGTGGATTTCGAGCTTCTCGCAGGCTTGGCAATGCTTGCGGGCGATGTTGATGCCTTCATCACGCGAGACATCGCCAACAGCGACATTTTTCCAGCCAAAAGCGGTCACTGGCTCATTCGTCAACAGTACTCGATGACGGATGTTGCGGGCAATGGCCTGAAGTCGAATAGCCTCAATCACCTCGTCAGGAGGGCACGAGAGGTCCGGCAGGGCGAAGATGATGCCTACAGCTTGGGTGCCGTGCGGGAGTGCGGTTGTCATAATTCAACTACTCCAAGTGATGGTTGATAAAACTCACTTGCTGGCCGCCCCTGACAATCTGAAGTCTGGTTGAATTGCCCGATCCTGTACGATGTTGGGTCTTTGCCATTGTAAGTAATGACTCCAACCAATTCGCCTGCTACCGATCTTTGTTGCTGGGGCTGCTCAGGGATTTGGATGCCGCACGATTGACACGTACGACGATCATCACTGAGTTGGTGCACCACTGTTTTTATGCCTGTCATCGTACTGTTTTCAACCTCAGTTCGCGGTTTCGTTTCTGCCTGAGCCGTGGCGGCGGGCGTGTTGCCCACCCTGGGATGCGGCTTCGTGGGCCGCGCTTGCCTTTGCGCATATGGAGTTCCCAGGCGTTGTTGTCGCAGGGCGGGAAGCGGTAAGACTCCTGAACTGCGGCAACTGCGCATAGGTAGATGATCTGATAGCCTCTCACACCGGCAGGCGGGGTTCGCTGGTGAATCTACGGGTGCGCGCCATCACAAGGAAAGCGTTCTCCAGCCTCTCGCGCTGGTTCTTGTTCTTCCCCTTGACCGGGAACGGCTGCCCGCGCGTCTTCACCCGCTTGAGGGCGTAGATGCGGGCACGCGGCTGGCCACCGGGAACGCGGGCATCCTGTTCGTCGGCGATAGCGAGCGCGACACGCAACGGGGCCTTCTCGTTATTGATCGGCAGCGGCTGGACTCCAGCGTAGGCGGAGCGGTCGGGGCATGATCGGCGGTTTGGGCGGCGCTTGTTTCGTGGCAGCAATGGGTAGTCGCCGAGTTGATGGACTTCATTCATATGGTCTTGAGTAGTTCTTCGCGGGTTTTGAACAGTTCGGAGGCTGGGAAATTGTAGGTGCCGAGGGAATGATCGGCGACGGTGACAGATTCAAAGTCTTTCTCACCGAGCGACCGGACAAAGCGGATGCTGACGACGGTTTCGCAAACCGCCTTGTTGTCGTGCATCCTATATGCTTTGTCGCCGAGGTCGAATTTCGTCTCAATGGTCATGGTATGTGAGCCTCCTCGTTTGCTTTGCGTATCATCTCGTCAATGAAGGCCCTGGGAAACCAGTAGCTGCCCACGCCTCCGAAGCGGACAAAGGCGATGGTGCCGCGCTTGCGGCGTCCATGCAGCGCCTGGCGGGTGATACGCAGGAGACGGCAAACCTGCGAGACGCTGTAGCAGTCTCGGGGGAGCGTCAGGGAGGTAGTCGCCATTTGTGCGTCAACTCTGTACGATTCGTCAAGTTCGTCAATCTCAAAAGCATTCCGGTTGTGGAGATTTCACCCCATGCTTGCCGCCATGCCTGCCTCTCCTGTCGTCTCCCGCAAACATGGTTATCTCTCGCTTGGCGAAAAGATTTCGGACAAAGTCTCCCTGTACGGCGTCACCGGCGTTCCGCAGGCTGCTAAAACCTCCACCGTCCGGCAAGTCCTCGAAGGCCTTGGGGCGGTTGAAATCGGCGGCAGTGACACCTCCAACACGGATGCGCTGTCGAAAGCCGCTGACGACACGATTGCCGAGGGCGTTGATTACACCCTAGGCACCACGACCGGCACGAAGATCGGCACTGCGGCCAATCAGAAGCTGGCCTTCCATGGCGCGACTCCCGTTGTCCAGCGTGCGGGCTCCGCTCAAGCGCTCGTGACTGCCACGGTCGGCGCTGCGCTCGCCACCACTGCCGCCACCCAGACCACGCCCTACGGCTTCTCCCAGGCCCAGGCAGACGGGCTGATTGCGCGAGTGAATGCGCTGATCGTGGACAATGCCGCGCTCATCGTGCTGGTCAACGAACTGCGCGCCGCAGTCGTCGCCAAAGGCCTGATCAAAGGCTCGGCATAATCTCCTCCGTCCACACCCGAACAACCACCACCCATGTCTGAAATGCTTCAACCCGGGACTCCCTCAATGCAGGAAGTCATCAACGCCGGTATCGCTGGCGCACCGTTGCCGGAGATCCCGGCGAATCCCAATGTCTCGCCCGGCGAGGCCATGGGCGAACTGTTGTCCAAGCTGGCCAACGACGACGGCGAGTTGCTGCCGCAGCCAGCAGCCGAGCCGGTTGTTGAGCAGCCTACTGAGGTGGCGAAGGTTGAAGACCCGCCAGCCGAGCCCATCACTACCGAAGCGGATGCCACCGCCGGTGAGTTCAAGCAGGGGCGCTTCCGCATCAAAGACGAAGGCGATCAGGCGCTGATTCTGTATGCCCGGGCCAACGGCATGACCATCGCCCAGGCAGCGCTGCAAATGGCAGGCCAGCAGCCGGCGGCCACGCTTGAGCAGCAGCCGAACCCACAGCCACAGCTTCACGAGGTGCTCGCCCAGAAGGAGGCGCGCTACGCTGAACTCGACTCCGCGCTCGACAAGCTGACCGAAGAGGCTGGCGATGTCGGCATCACCGTCACCCCCGAGGTGCGGGCGATGATGAAGGAGAAGGATGCGCTGGTCATGGAGCTTCCTGTGCTCAAGATCGAAGCGCAGCGCGAAGACAACCGGGCGGCCAAGACCGATGCCCAGCAGTTCCAGCACTTCCGGCAGCTTGCTGAGCAGCAGTACCCGGATGCCGCCAAGGAGGGCACCCCACTTTACGATGCGATCGCCGCTGAATCCGCTGCGATCCGAGACAATCCTTCCCATCCACTTTGGGGCGCTCCCGACCGTGCTCATCTGATCACCGTCCGGGCCGCCACGAAACTCGGAATTCTCCCGGTCACGGCGCAGCCTGTCCAGGTCGATCCCGCCAAGCCAGCGCCTGCCGCTCCAGCAACTCCGCCGGCGACGCCGCGGGCTTTTGCGCCAGCGTCAGGCACGCAAGCAAGTGACGCCCCGCGCGCCACCGTCCAGACCGGCACCCCATCGGCCGCCTCGTTGTTCCGTGAGGGACTCGCAGCAGCCGGGGCAGGCGTCGAAGGCGTTCGCGCCGGCCTCCAGAAGATTCTCAACCCGGCAGGCGCTGCCGCCGGGGCAAAGCAGCTCTGGTAACCGACACCGCCAGCAATGACGCGCACGCTGCCACAACGGCCGGCGGCGCAAAATTCATACCCCTTTCCAACAACGGGCGCCGTCCCTTCCGGCAATTATGGCCAACTATCTCGACATCAACGCGGACTCCACCGCCCAGATCATCGCCGCCGCAGGCTCCAACGCACAGGCCCAGGCCTGGAGCGCTGACGTTGTGTACGGCGCCCAGCAAAAGAGCATGTTCAGCCGCGTGTTTCACGACGGCGTGCTGAGTAAAAAGCCCATCCGGCCCAAGCTCGACCTCAAGAATCTTCACGGCCAGGTGGTCAACATCAAGAGCAAGGCCCCGCTTGGTTCGTCTCCCGGCGTCCAGGGCAGCGGCAACAACCGTGTGGCCCAGGGTGAGCAGGAGAAGTTCGCCATGTGGCAGCTTCAGATCGGTATCCAGTGGCAGGGCAAGCGCTGGAACAACCTTTCTGCCGCGCAGACTATGCTTGGCATCGGCAAGCCGCTCGACAACGAGGCGCGTGGCGAAATTAGTGATCTGTTCAGCCTGGTCCAGTCCCGCACGATCGAAGCGAGCTTCCAGCAGCGCAAATCGGCACGGACGACCCTGTATCCCAACGGCAAGACCACGGTTGAAGGCCTCCGCTCGTCGGACACCTTCACGTTCAACACCATGCAGCAGATCTCTGACCGCATGGCGAACAACATGGCCAAGCCGGTTGCGCTGGCGATGCCGAAGGCGGCTGGCTGCAAGGAACCGATTCGCGGCTACTACGTGATCGCCCCGGCCCCGCTGGTGCGCGACATGGAGAGCAGTTCGGATTATCAGACCCTGATGGCCAACGCCCAGGTGCGCGGTTCCGATAACACCCTGTTCTACGGCGGCTTCCCCCTCATCGGCGGATCCATGCTGGACCGCTATCAGATTGAGTCTGACGACTCCGACGGGCCCAAGGGCACGCTCGGTGCTCCTCACGCTTATCTGGGCGCGGCGCTGGCCAAGGCGATTGCCAACGACGGAAGTGCGAACATCATGCGCGGCGGCGGTTCCGCTGCTGCCGTGACCCGTTCCGCTGCCGCCCCCTCGCCCTTCCTGTTCTTCCAGCTGTTCCCCAACGCCCAGTTCCAGACCTTTGAAGTCGAGAAGATCGCGGCGGTCACCACCCCTGCTTACTGCCTGGCGCAGAACAGCACGACCGGCCTTTGGAGGCTCTACAGCTACACCACCAACGACGGCAACAAGCTGACGCTCACCGGTGCTCTGATCAAGAGCACATCCAGCGAGTCGGGCGGCATCGATCTTAAAACCGTGGGCAGCGTCACCGCAGCCGCCTCCGGCACCGGGGTCTGGACGGACGCCTATATCGGCGAAACCAATCTGATTGGTGACATCGTGCACCCCTGCAACAGCTACGGCCAGTGCTATGTCTCCGGCTACGCGCTGGCTGATGAAGCCATGTGGAGCTGTTACGGGATGTTCATTGACGGCAACGCCATGGGCCGCCGCACGATGATCGACGGCGCTGTTGTCAACCACAACCGCGAGACCGAAATCGGGATGGATATGAACTGGGGCTGCGAATGTGTTCCGAACAGTAATTCGCTGTACAATGGGTTCTGCGTCGTGACCGGCGCATACAACCCCTCAGGCGCACCCGTCTTGACGTAATTCAACTGCGCGCAGAGCGGGCGGCAATGCGCCGCCCGCTTTTCGTGTTCAACCACACCCAAACAACCATGGACCTCGAACCCGTCAAATACACCCTCGGCTTCTACCTGTGCGCCCCCCGCGGCTACGGCAAGCGCCGGGTGCCACGTCGCCACCAGTCCGACACCCTCACCTCGTTCGATCCCCTGCTGTTCTGCGAGGTCTATCGCTGCACCGGCTCTGAGGAATTCAAGTGGTTGATGGAGAACACTGGCAAGACCAACGGCTACTACGGCGCTGTGCTCATCGAGGGCACGGACGGCTCCAGGCGGCAGCCGCTGGACACTGATTTCATTTCTACCTCTTCGCCCGCCCCGGCGGTCTCTTCTGAGTCCTCAGAGCGGTTGGTTCCCGCGGGTGCCGCTGGGGCTGGCGATTCTCTGCCGAAGGGCAGTGAACCGAAACCGTTTGAGATCGGCGACCGGGTGCGTTTCATCGGCGGCGCGCGTGTCTTCACCTTCGCTGGAGTTGATGAACAAGGGCTGGCGACCGTGGAAACGATTGACACCCACAACCAGCAGAAGGCGGCGCTGGAGGAATTGGAACACTGCCCGGCTGATGTCCCAGCGACTATTGAGTCTGACTTGGAGGCAAACCGGAAGGAATTCCATGGGGGCGAAAAGCAGCCCAACGACCCGCCGCCGATTGATCCGCCCGTTGATAACACCTCGCTGCTGCTCAAAATCAAGAACCTGCTGGTTGAGCCTATCCGCGTGAACGCTGTTGCCGCCCAGCTTGGCGTGACCGCTGACGAGGTGAAGCGCGAGGTGCTGAAACCTGACTCTGGCGTTGAACTCAAGGGCGCCGGCTGGCTTGGATTGCTGGGCACTGTCTAAAATACCTCACTTCCCACTCCATTGACTGCCGCTGATCTATCCTCTGTCCTTCATTCCTTCGTTGGCATCGTCGCCTCGGGGGATGGAGGCAGCCAGATCGAGGCAGAATTTCTCCAGTGCATCAACAAGACGTTGCTGGAAATTTACACAGCGGCACCGACCAACTGGATGTCGGAGGTTCCGCGCGCCGAACTGGTACGCGCCCCTATCACCCTGCCAATCACCGTCACCAACCAGTCCAAGGCCATCACCTTCGCCGGGTTCGACGCCAGTTGGATGCTTGATTGCACGATCATCATCCAGGGCGATGCCACGCAGAACATGCTGGTGCGCGATGGCAGCGCCACCACTACGTTGATGAAGCCCTACCTTGGCACGACCGGCACCACCACCGCCATCATCTACCAGGACTCGGTAAACATCCCGGCTGACACCTTCCAAATCGGTTCGCCAGTCACCCTTGACCGCGCCTGGGAGCTCACGCCACGGGCTACCGCGCGCGATTTGCAGCTTGCCCAGCCCGGCAACGTCGTAGGCATTGGGCCGTTTGCTGGCACTGGGCTCGGCTTTGGTGGCAACGGCTATGGTGGCGTGGGATTCGCGGGCAGCACGCTGCGCACCACTGACAAGCAGATTTCGACGCCGTTCGCCTTCATGGTCCAGCGTACGCGATCCTACAACACAGCACAGAACCTGCGCGTAGTGCTCTCGGCGCTGCCTGACCGGCTTTATACCCTGTACTACCCAGCACAGGTCATCCCGTTTGCCGCGAATCTCACGGACACATCCAGCCCGGCCTTCCTGCCGGGGCGCAACGACGAGGCGATTCTGGTGCCGTGGTTGAAATGGAATTTCGCCGACAACCCGAACGTCACGATGTCCAAGGGCGATTTGAAGCCCGGGTTCGATGCGGCGACGGCGATGCTCAAGCGGTTCAACCCGCAGGGGTTCGTTGACCAGTCGGTATCCATTGGCAGATGGTGATTCTATGCACCACCACCTTGCCATTCCCTGGTTTCTCGCCATAGTAATCGCGTTCGCCGCCTGTAATCAGCAGACGGCAAACGCTAACGTTCCACATGTACTCATCATGCAAACCGCTACCGAACACGTCGCCCCTTCACCCGCGCCCGTCAACTACCCCCAGGCTCTGATTGAGCGATTCTGGTCCAAGGTGGACAAGAACGGACCCACAATGGAGGGTCCGCATTACGAAGGTATCGGGAATTGCTGGGTGTGGACGGCTGGCACTTTCAATAAAGGGTACGGAGCCTTTTATCTATATGGGCAGAATTGGGGGGCTCACAAATTTGCCTTTGAAACGATGGTGTCTGCCATTCCTGATGGAATGTGCGTCCTACATCGTTGCGACAGGAGAAACTGCGTCAATCCGTCGCACCTTCGGCTCGGTACCTATCAAGATAATGCTCTAGACGCTGTTCATCGCGAACGAACGGCCACAAAGGCAAAGGGCACCAATGGCAGGACGCTGCATCCTGAGAAATACATCGTCACCGAATCGTTCATCGAGAAAATGAAGAGCATCGTGACGCGCGGCGAAACGCACCATAAATCAAAGCTCACCGTCGAGGATGTTTTGGAAATTCGCCGAAGGCATGCTGACGGCGAGACATTTGCTTCCTTGGCTAAGGATTTTGGCATCAAGCCATGTTCTACCAGGGATGTTGTTCTGAGGAAAAGTTGGTCACATATTTGAACCATGGCCGAAAGAATACAGGAGACACCGATACGCAGCTTTGGTCCGGTAAGCGTCTTGACCGACTCAACCGAAACCGCTCCGAAGCTGACGCTGGCGAAGAACGTTCGCCTGCGCCCAATAGGATCAATTTGCGGCCCTCCTTTATTCGATAGACTGGCTCAAATAGGCAATTCGCAGTTCGTTGATGACATTTTCTTTGGATTGACCTACACCCCGTTCGGGGGAAGTCCGCGTGCCCTGGTGCGCGCCACAGACAAGACGATTGCCATTGATGTGTCTTCGCAAGGCGAGCACTGGTTGGTGTTCTATAGCCTGAATTCAAAAAAGAATCGTGGGCTCCATTACATGGGGAATGACGGCACGTTCCATGGGGTTGCCAATTTCGTAACCGGCACCGCTACGATGCAAGTGCTTGCCGTTGGCCTGAACGACAACGCCCGTTGGTACTCGTCCTTGAATTATGGAGCACTCCATCTCGGCAACGGTGTGGACGCCAACGCCATCGTCCAGCTTTCCCGCACCTCCCAGTCTCCCGGCAAGTGGCGGCTGGCGGGCAGCAACCAGCGGCCGGCGGCGGCTGTGCTCCGGCAGATCGTGCCGACATCCACTAACGCCGTCACCGCAAGCTGGACTATCCCGGGCACCAATGGCGCGCAGTTCAATGCCAACAGCGCCGCCGGCGGCATCTACTTCTCGCCCTCGGCCGATGGCAGCACCAACGTCTTCACCGATCCCACGGGCCCGCACGGGCTGCTTGCTGATGACCAGATCATTTTCGACGGTACCCCGCCCTCCGGCATCACCGTTGATGTCGCCTACTTCGTGCTGGCCAGCGGGCTGACTGCCAACTCCTTCAAGGTATCAGCTACCTCCGGCGGTTCCCCGATCGACATCGGCAGTGTTGCCGTGAGTTCATGCTTCGTGACGCTGGTCTCCAAGGTGTGGGCCCCCAACCATGCGTTCTCCGTTGGCGACATTGTGAATGTGGCCTCCACTGTTGCGTTGCCCAGCGAATTGACAACAGCGGCTTATTACGTGGTGACAGCGACCGCTGATGAGGTCGGTCTGTCTGATACGCTAGGCGGCAACCCCATCAACGTGTTCTCCCGTGGCGTTGGTATTTGCACCCTCACCATCGACACCCCGAGCGGCGCCCGCGCAGGCCCGGCGGCCTTGACCTTCACCGCCGACGCCCGCAACTACCCCGGCACCCTGGGCGACAACATCTATGTGTCCATCGCCTACATGAGCGGCGGGTATGACGACGCCATTTCCTCCACGCTGGCAGGCAGCGGCACCGTCTCCGACCCCTTCCATTACGCGATCTTCACCGGCCCCGGCTTCTCCTCAACACAGGCGATTGTCGATTTCGTCAACAACGACACCAACGCCACCGGCATCCTCATCGCCTCGGCTGACATGGTGGATGTGACGGAGGATACCCAGTCATGGGCATTTCACGAGCTGACCGGGGGCGTTGATGCCAGTACCATCAACGGTGTTGCGGTGGGCTTCAGTGACAAGACGTGTACGGTGTTTTTGAGGTACTGGGACGTGGGTGTTGATCACATCGGCTACGAGGGGATCTCCAGCGACATCAGCAACACCGTCATCATCGACGCGCTGAGCAACTACGGCATTGAGGTGGCGATCACCCCGAATCCGACCGTGGAGAGCAGCCGGTTCGGATTCATCCGTGTGTACTTCCAGTTTGGTGAGGATGTGCAGGCGCAATGGAACCTGGTGGGCGAGGTGCCCAACACCATCGCCACCAAGGCGGTTACGACCTTTGCTGCCGTGGCCTGTACGGTGAACACCAGTACCGACGAATTCACTTCGGTCTTGCACGGGCTTGGCAACGGCACCGCCCTGCGTTTCACCGCCAGCGGGCTGCCGAGCCCAATTTCTTCCACCGTCACCTACTATGTGGTTTCGGCCGCGACCAACACCTTCAAGGTCGCACTCACGCCTGGTGGTGCCGCAGTCAACCTCACCACCGCTGGCACGGCCGTGCTATTCCGCAAAGTCCAGTCACTCAGCGCCACGGCCAATCCGTTCGTAGTCGGCAACGTCGTGCGCTTCACCACCTCAGGCACGCTGCCCGCCGGGCTGGCGCTGGCCACCAGCTATTACGTGGTGGCAGCCAACAGCACCAGCTTCTCAGTTGCCAATCAGGCCAACGGCACGCCGGTCAACATCACGGACGCAGGGACCGGCACGCATACCGCGACACTGGTTTCCCTGGTGCTGCAAGTGGGGGCATTTACTCCCATCGGTCCGGTGATGTCGGTGGACCAAAACCGGCCCGTGGCATCGAAGCACTCGGTGATGAGCGGCGGCAACGTCTGGCATGGTGGCGCGCCCTCGCAGGCATCGCGGCTGTACCCCTCCAAGCAGGCGGTGTTCGAC